CCTTCCCCCCAGAGGTTTCCCGCGTACTCCGGATGATGAATCTGCGGCCGACGCATGTTCGGACGCACTCCGCTTCATTGCAGAGAAGGCCGACGCCGATCAACGGTTCTCCCAAACGTGGGATAACATGATCGTTGAAGGTTTTGGCGGCGTGGAGCTGCGCGCCGTTCCGGATGGCAAGGGCTCGGCAAGGATCGAAATCCTCCAATCCCATTGGGATCGGTCGTTCTATGATCCGCATTCGCGCGAGCATGGGTTTGAGGATGCGCGTTATTTGGGGCGCGTAGTTTGGCTCGACGAAGACGAAGCCAAGGCAATGTATCCAGATGCGGCCGACATCATCGATCACACAATCTCAGAGGACGCCTACAAGACCTATTCCGACCGTCCGGCGTGGCGTCTCTGGGCCGCTGGCGGCAAGCGCAAGCGCGTTCGCATCGTCCAGATGTATTACAGTTTTGGCGCCCAGAAAGATTGGCACTGGTCGATCATCACCAAGGGCGGTGTCATCAAGGAGGGCGAAGTCCCTTACCGGGACGAAGACGGAATCTCTCAGTGCCCGATGATCTTCCAATCGGCGTTCGTCGATCGCGAGAATAACCGTTATGGCGTTGTTCGTCAGTTTATAGGCCCGCAGGACGAGATCAATAAACGCCGCTCGAAGGGCCTGCACCTCCTGATGAACCGGCAAACCCGGAGCGTCGCGGGTGCGATTGATGACGTAGACGCGATGAAGGCCGAGCTTTCGAAGGCTGACGGCCATGTCGTTGTCAACAACCTTGGCAACGTCCCTGATCCGTTCGGGGTGATCGACACGACAGCCCAACTCGCTGGCAACCTCGAACTCGCGCAGGAAGCGAAAAACGAAATCGACCTGATGGGGCCGAACGCGGCCCTCTCCGGCAAGCAGCACCAAGCCGCTTCGGGCCGTGCAGTGATCGCGTCTCAGCAGGGTGGCGAGGTCGAAATCTCAGACATAGCCGATCGACAGAAGCACTTCAAACGTCGCGTCTTTGCACTCGCATGGATCATGGCCCGTCAATACTGGACTAGTGAAACCGCTATTCGCGTGACGGATGATGAGAACAAGGCCAAGTTTATCACTCTCAATCGTTCGGTGACATTGGCAGAAGACCTGCTGAAGCAAGCCACCGACAAGGGCATCGACCCCGAAGAAGCCCAGCAGCAGATGCGGATGCGGGCACAGCAAGACCCGATGTTCGCCCAGCAGCTAGGGCAAACAGTCAGGCGTGAGAATGTTCCCGCCGAGATGGGCATGGACATCATTCTTGGAGATGCGCCAAGCTCCGCGAATATCCAGCAGGAAGACTTTGCGACGATGGCCGAACTCGGCAAGGCCGGGGTTGTGCAATTCACGCCGGAACAATGGATCGAGCTATCGAGCCTGCACAACAAGGCGACGCTGCTCAAGAAGATCAAAGATCAGCAGCCCGATCCGGCAAAACAGGCAGCAACACAAGCAGCTCTTGAGAAGACCCTTAAAGAACTCGAAAAGCTCAATGCTGAGGTGGACAACCTGAAAGCCCAAGCCGCATTGAATTATGCGAAGGCGGATCAGACAGCAGCATCGACCATCATCCAAACGCCGACGCTGCTTCCGCCTCAAGGTGTGCCACAAGGCCAGCCAGCACCACAGCAAGGGCAGCCCGAGCAGGCTCCGCAACCTCAGGCACCTCAACAGCAACCGGCGATCCGGCAGGTTTATCCGCCACCGCAACAAGCCTCAGGCTTCTAGATTTTGTATGCGTCTCAGCAGCAGCAAATGTCAGAAGGACGAAACAGAATGCTAACAGTCAAATACATTAGCGAATTCGGTTTTGAGCAGGTTTTCTCGGCGACCGATGTGAGCACACGAGGTCGGGAATATGATCCGCATGTCGGCGAGATTACCCAGCATGATCGACCAAATTTCGTCGTCGATTGCAAGCGTGGTCCGAATGACTCTGAAACGTTCCGCGACGGCCAGATCTACGTGATGAATGACGCTGGCAAGACCGTCGCGAATTACGACCTGAGGTACTTGATCGGCCAACAAGGAAACCGGGCCACCGATGTCGCCAAGACTTACGCAACGCTCGGTGGCCCAATGCGAACCGCAAAACCTATATCCGTAGGAGCCGTCGGTAACACCACGGTGAATACCGGCACCCCGCTCTAGAAGCCACAACACAATTCGCGTTTTCGAGCCTGCCCTAACTCGGCGGGCTTTTTGTTTTGGTGCGTCCCGTCGCCGGGGAACGGGCGTCTCGCACACGCCAGCGACACAGGCGTTTCATGGGGCACTAAATGACAACTCACACATCATTGGAGAGCATGCTTGAAGGTGCTGTTCGCAACCTGAACGGAACGGACAGATCAGCTTCCCCTCCCGAACAAGAGCCAGAGCCAACACCGGAAGCGGCACCAGCCGAACCGGTCGCGGCAGACGGCGACAAGCCGGAAGGGACGGGCGTTAAAGATGGGTCGCCGCCATCGCAGGACGATTTCCCCAACGATGTCCAAGGACTCCGCAGTGCCACAATAGGCGAACGGAAGCGACGCCAAGAGGCGGAGCAAAAGCTCAGCGAGAAAGACAAGGAATTCGCTGAGCTTCAAAAGAGGTTGGAAAAGCTGGAATCCGGCGGGCAACCGCAGGGCCAGAAACCGGCAACCAAGGCTGAAGTTCCTGATCCCTGGCTCGATCCTGAGGGCTATGCCCGACACATTCAGGCCGAGACAGAGAAACGGACCTTCGCAACGCTCGTCACGGTCAGCCAGGGCGTCATGCGCTCGAAGCACGACGACTATGACGACGTTGAAAAGATCTTCCGCGACGAGTGCAAAGCCAATCCCTATCTCGCCCAACAGCTCAGAGCTTCGCCGTTTCCGGCGCAGTTCGCCTATGAGCAAGGCAAGAGACTGATGGCCTTGCGCGAGATCGGGGACGATCCCGCAGCCTTCAAAGCCAAGATCGAGGCCGACTTTAAGGCCAAGCTCGAAGCCGAGAAAGCCGCACCACCTCCACCTGCTCAGCCGAGTCCGGCACCCGCCGCAACGGCATCTCCAACGCCGCAACCGCCGCCCCCACCGCCGTCGTTGGCGGGAGTCACTTCGAGCGCACCCCGCAAAGCTGCGGCCAAGTTCGAAGGACCGACGCCTCTGGATTCAATCCTAAAATAATGGAGGGCCATCATGGCCGAGACAGCAGTTCCCTCAGGTATGACCGTCCAGCAGTGGGACGATCAATACTTCCAGGAATACTACAACAAGAACTGGTTCAAGAAGTTCATGGGGACCGGTTCGTCCTCGATGATCCAGGTCCGCGAAGACCTGACCAAAAAGCCGGGTGACTCGATCACCTTCCAGCTGATCAACAACCTCTCGGGATCAGCCAAGGGCGCAACCGAAGACCTGGAAGGCCAGGAAGAAGACCTCATGCTCCGGTCCCACAAGGTCACGGTGCAGGAATACAGCCATGCCGTGAAGTGGTCGAACTTCGAAGCGCAGAAGACCGCGATCGACCTGCGTTCGGCCCACAAGGACGCCCTGATGGGCTGGAACCGCCGTCTTGAGCGGGATCAGATCATTGCGGCCCTGATGTCGATCGACGGCGTGCTCTATGGCGAAGCGACGGAAAGCCAGAAGGACACCTGGCTCGCCAACAACTCCGACCGTGTTCTGTTCGGTGCTTCGAAGGGCAACAACTCGGGCAACGACCACTCGGCCGCGCTCGCCAACATCGATACGACCTCGGACAAGCTGACGCCGGGTGCTGTGTCGCTGATGAAGCGCATGGCCAAGACGGCAAGCCCGAAGATCACGCCGTTTGTGCCTCGTGGCGGGATCGAGGACTCGGACGCCTATGTCCTGTTCGTGAACAGCTACGCCATGCGCGATCTGGCCAACGATACGACCTTCGTTCAGGCCAACCGTGAAGCCCGCGAGCGGGGCAACTCGAACCCGTTGTTCGATAGTGCCGACTACCTCTGGGATAATGTCTACATCTACGAGATCGAAGACATCCCGACCATCGGTGCTGTTGGCAACTCAAGCGCCATCGTTGCTCCGATCTTCCTCTGCGGTGCGCAGGCGCTCGGAGAGGCTTGGGCGATGCGGCCTTCGACGGTGGCCCGCAACGACATCGACTACGAGCGCAAGAACGGTCTCGCCATCAAGCAGTGGTCGAAGATCGAGAAGCTGCGTTTTGGGTCGGGTGGCTCGGACACGGCCAATCCCAAACAGAACGGCTGCGTTACAGGATATTTCAGCGCCGCGCTGGATTCGTGATGAGAGGGCGGGAGCAATCCCGCCTTTTCCTTTTCTCTCTCAATTCAATCGAAGGATCTCATCGCTATGGCAACAGTCACAGCAAACCAGAATGCCTTGCAGCCTGCCACGGGCGGGTTTCACGGCAACCTCAAGGTCGCCTTTGGCAAATACACTTACGCAGCCGCACCGAGTGCCAGCGACCTCCTGAACCTGTTCAAGCTCCCAAAGAATGCCCTTGTCGTGGGCGGTTACTTGATGACCGACGACATCGACACCGGCACCGAGACGCTGGAAATCGATCTCGGCTGGACGGCAAACGGCGGTGCTTCGACAGATAGCGTTCGCACCAACGACACCACGACCTGGACCAATGACGGTTATCAGGCCGTTGCGGCCGGCTTCGTGGATTCCGGCGTTCTGACAGGCGACGCGGTCACTGATCTCACGCCTGCCGGCCAGAACTATCGGCCCTTCCAGTTGAAGACCGGTCCGAAGTTCTTCACCGAGGAAACGCAGGTGCAGGCCAAGATCACCGCCGCTGCAAATACCGGCGGCACGGGCACGGTCTACGTCGTCGCCCACTACATCATGATCTAATCGGAACAGCACAGAGGGAAGACCGGGCGCGGCTGAGGGCTGCGCCCGTTTTCTTTTGGCGAGGAGCCCAACACATGCAAGTCACGTTCATCGGCAATCCGGATGACGACAGAGACAACATCAACGCGGTGAAGCTGTTCGGCGTGACGTTCCCGCTGAATGTCAAAGTCGAACTCCCGGAAGACGTCACCGAAGCCCAGCGGAAGAAGCTCGCAGGCAACAACCATTTCGTGATCGAGGGCTATGAACCGGCCCCGGTCGCACCGAACAAATCCAACTTTGGCACCGATGCCTCGGCTGAGAATATCGAAGCGGCAGCGGTTGGAACGATTGCGCGTGCAAAGCCCCGTCGGGCGGCCAAGACGGAGGGCTAAGCCGTGGCTTCCTACCAAAAATTTCAGCCTTTCGCCGAATACCTCTGCGAGAAAGCCGTCAATCTCGGCTCCGATACGCTGAAGGTCATGCTGTGCAACACAGCGCCGGTTTCGACCAACGGTTTGAAAGCGGATCTTACAGAAATCTCATCAGGCAACGGCTACACGGCCGGCGGTACGGCAGCAACGATCTCATCGTCGGCGCAGACGTCGGGAACGTACAAGCTGGTTCTCGCTGATGTCGTGTTCACCGCTTCTGGCGGTTCGATCGGACCGTTCCGCTATGCCGTGCTCTATGACGATACGAGCACATCTGACGTGCTCATCGGTTTCTGGGATTACGGGTCTTCAATTTCGCTCGCAGACGGCGAGACCCTAACTTGGGATGCGTCGAGTACAGACGGAATTTTGCAGCTATCTTAGGGACCGAACGCTCATGACCGATTTCTCACCAACAGCAATGCGCGCCCGGTTTCACGAACTCCGCGCGCAGATCAAAGACATCGAAAGCAAGTCCGCACCTTTCCGTCAGGAGCACGATCGCGTGGCTCAGACGATGGAAGCCAAGTGCAAGGAACTCGCGGCGAAGTTCAAGGCGATTGAAGCCCCTCTGTTCGACTTGAAGAACGAGATGGGCATGATTGCGCGTGCGTTGGGCGGCAAGACCGGCAAGGTGAGCTGATCCAATGACCATCCAGAAGCTGTTCAATCTCGCCAAGGTCGCCACATCGACGACCGGGACGGGAGACATCACGCTTGGGAGCGCAAAGACGGGATTTTTGAGCTTTGCCGACGCCGGTGTTTCAGACGGCGATGTCGTCAGCTACGGTGTGAAGGATGGGGACGCATTTGAGATCGGCCGGGGAACGTATTCCTCGACCGGACCCAAGCTCGCCCGCACCACGGTTCTCAAGAGCAGCAACAGCAACAGCGCCATAAATCTCAGTGGGTCGGGTGTCGAGGTCTTTATCTCGCCTTTGGCGGAAGACGTCGATGTTACGGGTAACCTAGCCGGTGCTTTCTGGCTCTCGACCGACGTTGCCGCCGCTGCCACCTGC